TTCTATTCTACTGTGGCAATTTTGATAGATTTCTAAGGGATTTGCTATAGGAATCAGCGTTTGAATAAGAATCATTATCAATTATAAATGTTACACTATAACACACTGGATAAGAATAGTTCTCATTAAGATATGTGTTTATGTCCCTGTTATAAATAGTATGTGAAAGAACAAAATGTCCTTATAGGAGAAAATCAATATGAAAAAGTATTCAAACCCAACACATAAGTTGATGGTTGTTGAATTTGAAGATGGTAGTGCCCAGTTCCTAATGCGTGGTCAGTCCTTCCAGTCTGATAAGGCAACCAAGAAGGTACAGAAGGGTGTAATCGTTAAAGATGTCACTGTAGCTAAAACTACTAAGACTTCTACTACCACCGAAGAAACTACTAAGTAAGGAGGATTGACCAATGTCTTTTCCAAATTCCGCAGGGGTCTACGACCGTATTGTAGATAAATCGTTCGTTGTAAACGCTGGTGGCCTTCTAGCAGGTGGTATTGTTGTATCTGCTAAACGTGGCCCAACCGAAATCAACACTGTTACATCAGCTCGTGAGTTTATTGAAACTTATGGCCTACCAAGTCGAGATAACCCATCTCTATATGCTGGCCTACGCTTCCTAAACCGTGCTGGTATCCTCACTGTTCGTCGTGTCATCAATGATGCTGTTTCAGCTACTGGTGATCTAATGGACACCACTGATCCTCTAGAAGTGGCTCTAGCGATCACTGCTGCATCCGAAGGCGCATGGGGTAATGATATCACTGTCTCTTTTGGTGAAGTAGAAGATGCTCCTGATGGTGTATTCGCTATCATCGTTAGTGAAGGTGATGAAGTTGTTGAAACCTTCGAAGTGAGCCGTGATGAGAATGCTAAGAACGGGTACGGTAACAACATCTACATCGAAGAAGTGGTGAATAACCAGTCTGATTACATTCGTGTAGTTGATAACCCTCTAGCAACTGCTGCATATGATCTCACTGCTACTGTTTCTCTTGATGGTGGTGCTGACGACACTATTGCTCCCACTTCTGGTCAGATCATGACCGCATGGGATGACTTTGCTAATGTCGATAATGTTCCTGCTCAGATCCTAATCAACGCTGGTTGGGCTACTCCTGAAGTACAGAACAAGATGATCTCTATTGCTCAAAATCGTAAAGATGCTGTAGCTATTCTTGATGTTCCAGAAGATACAGCAGACGACGTTGATGCAATGGTAGCCTATCGTAAGACTGAACTAATGGCTAACAGCTACTTCGGTGGTTTGTATGGCGGTTGGGTGAAGATTTACGATCAGTATAATGACCGTGAAGTAGATATTCCTCCTTCTGGTGATGTTGCTGGTGTTTTCGTTCATACGGTGAGTGTTGCTGAGAGGTGGGACGCGCCTGCTGGTCTTCAGCGTGGCATCATTCCTAATGCTATTGGTGTTAGTAAGATCCTAACAGAAGGCGAGCGTGATCTACTTTATGTTGCTGGTGTTAACCCTGTAACCACTTATGGCGGTGCTGCTGCTGTCATCTGGGGTCAAAAGACTCTGCAGATTGCTGCTTCTGCTCTTGACCGTTTCAACGTGGTTAACAGTGTCCTATGGATCAATCAGCGAATCGCACAGGCTCTACAGCCATTCGTATTTGAACCAAACACTGTACCAACTCGTGACAACATCAACTTCCTGATTAGTTCTTTCCTTGAGAACATTCAGCAGCGTGGCGGTTTGTATGGTTTCTACGTTGACACTTCTGAAGAGATCAATACTCCGTTTGTTATTGATAACAACCAGTTGTATGTTGACTACTACCTTAAGCCAACCAGAACAGCTGAGTTTATCAGAGCTTCTGCTATCATTACCCCTACTGGTGTTCAGTTAGGTTAATCAATGACTTAGATAAAAGCCCTCTTTGGAGGGCTTTTTTGTTCTTGACTTTTTGTCCCAGTGTGTTTATAATAAATAATGATTATTAATTTAAACCGAGGCATACAAAATGAACATCAAAACCCTACTAGATTATCTAGAAGAGCACAACTTCCCATCTGGGAAACATCTTACAAATTCAACCCATTCCGAGTTCAAAAAGAACGTGTTGAACCTTACAGCATTCATCGACGAAGATATAACTGACCCTCCATTTGGTTTGAGACTTTCTTGTATTGTCGAAGGTCACACAGAAGTCCCAAAATGTCGTTGTGGTAATCCTGTTGGTTATAGAAGAAATGCGCACACCAACCAACATTATGCAGCAGGGTTTGCCGTGTACTGTTCATTAAAGTGTAGTAATAGTGACGAAGCGGTTAAAGAGAAAAAGAAAGAAAATACCAACTACGAAGAAGCTATCATAAAGAGGAAAAAATTCTACAAAGAACACCCAGAGGTATGGGAGAGAAAAATAGAGAATACTAAGAAAACATGCAATATCCGATATGGCGGACATGATAGTAATCTTTCCACCCCAGAACACAGACAATATACCACCGAAAAGTGTATGAAAGACCATGATGGGAAGACGTCATACATGCAAGTTGATGAAATAAAAAATAAATGTAAACATGGTGGTAAATGGTACTTTGAGACTGATGATTTTAAAAAGAAAAGAGATGAAGATTGGGAACGTAATGGACATCCTATGGTTCGTCCAGAAGTATTAGAAAAAAGAGATAGAACCCTTAAAGAAAAAACTGGTAGACCTCTTCTATCAAACCCAACACAAACCCACATCTCAGATGAAGCATTAACTGTGCTCAATGATAAAGGATTGCTTAGTTCACTTTACGAACAGAAAGGATTCATGGCTGCGGTTGCAGACGTCATTGGGGTTCATCAGTCATCCGTACAAAGAGCATGTACAAAACTTGGTATACCTGCAATAGAGAACCATTCTGTTTCTCTTCAAGAGAGAAAATTAAGGGAATATGTAATATCTTTGATAGGTGAAGATAAAGTTTTGTGTAATGTCAATAAATTTGGCAGAAACAACTTTGATATCTTCATACCAGAATACAACGTGGCGATAGAATATAATGGTGTGTACTGGCATTCAGATAAATTTAAAGACAAGAATTATCACCAAAAGAAATCTCTTATCTGTAAAGATAACGGAATCCTTCTCATTCATATATGGGAAGATGACTGGAAAGATGAGACCAAGAGAGAAATTATAAAGCACAAAATCAAGTCTAAACTGGGTCTAGCAACCGGTAAGGTATTTGCCCGTAACACAACCGTGGAGCTGGTTGACTACAAAGAAGCACACATGTTTATGGAGGAGAACCATATACAAGGGAAAACAACCGCATCAGCGTGGATTGGGTTGTACCATACCGGAGAACTGGTTGCGTGTGTTGGTATTAAAAAGATGAATGAAGATGGGGACTGGGACTTGGTTCGATACGCCTCGAAGGTATCAGTGGTGGGCGGTTTTACCAAGATCCTATCATTCTTCAAAAAGAATTATGATTGGCGTTATATTGTAACATATGCACACTTGGACTATAGTCACGGCAAACTATACGAGGTTGCTGGGTTTACGAATGAAGGATACACCGTTGCTGGTATGTGGTATGTGAAGGGTGACACTCGATATAGACGAGAATTATTCATGAAACATAAACTCCCAAAACTACTTCAAGGGTATGATGAGAGTCTAACAGAACGTGAGAACATGGAAATACACGGTTTTAGAAGGATATACGATGCGGGGTCAATTAAGTATACAATGACAAATAACAAATAACAAAAAGCCCCGCATTGCGGGGCTTTTCTATTCAACAATCTCTTAGTTAATGAAACCTAGAGAGATGTTGCTAACAGTAGCACGAGCGTAGTAATCAGGGCTATCTGCTAGAGAGGTGGTATCGTCAGTGAAGCTGATCATACCATATCGGGTGCGTAGCATCACACGGAAGTCACCGGTCTCTGGGTTACGAACAGTACCAGAGCTGGATAGTGGGATGTAAGGTAGGTAAACTAGACCAGTATCGATCTCGCTGGAACCTTTGTAGCCCATTAGAACAGTGTCAGTTTCAGCATATGGGTCAACATACACTTTAACACCAGCACCGAAAGTACCAACGAATAGGCTAGAACCGATACCTAGCTCACCGCCGTTAGCAGGAACGAAGGTGGAGTTGGCAGCATTCTTTAGACCAGTGAATACACGCTGAGAAACAACCATCCAAGTAGCACCAGCTTTACGAGTTTTCATCGCAATCTGAGCGGATAGGTTATCAATAGCGATAGTCATAGCAGCTAGTTTTTCACCAGCGTAACGACCGTCAACGGTAGCGAAGTCAAACGCTTCAACAGTGCCTGCTAGGGTGTTTAGTTCACCTAGTAGTTCACGGTCTAGTTCACGCATGATTTCATCGCCTAGAGTCTGAGACAGTTCAGCTTCGATATCTAGACCGTCTAGAGCAGCTAGGTCATCAGCAGCTTCTAGGGAGTACGCAGCACTTAGCTTACGAGATTGAGTCTCGACCGCCTGAGTAACAACGTCTAGGGACATTGGCTTACCACGATTACCTTCTAGGTAAACGGTTTGAGCGAATGGGTCTAGTGCATCAACTTCATCATATGCACCGCCTAGAGCTAGTTTGGAATACTTGTCATAAACAACAGTACCAGAAGCTTCAGTACCAGCTTCAACAGCATTTACACCACTACCAGAAGTGGTTTCAGTGTCTTCGCTGTAGCGCATACGTAGGGTACGTGCGATACCACGAGGGCCAGATAGAGGCTGAACACCAACTAGATCCATAGCCAGTAGAGCAGGCATGGTACGACGGATTAGAGGCATGAACAGCATATCGTAACGAGAGATGTTACCAGTGGTGGTGGAACCAACAGAGGTAGACTCTACGATGGTGGTGTTGTGTGCATCATTGGTCTTGAGGTTTTCAGCGTGAGCTGACTCCATCATAGTAGAAACCATTTTGGTTTGCTTCTCGTTTAGACCTTCTAGAAGGGCATCTTTGTACTCGCCCCAATTCTCGAATTTACTCATTATGTAAAACTCCTAAAGTTTTCTTTGCTTACAGAATTATTTATACAAAACAAACATTTTTAAAAACGATAATCACAATGATTATCGTTTAATCCAAGACAGGGACTTTTCAAGACGAGCAACTAGAGGATCAACAGACTCTTTGATCTCTTCGTCTTTCTTCTTGTCCTTGTTATCTTCGTCTTCATCTTCCTCTTCGTTCTCTAGAACGACAGTACCTTTTGGGGCACCTTTGGATTCAGTTAGAGGAGCTTCTTTTTCCTCTTTAGACTCAGAAAGAAGAACACCCTGAATAGCCTCAAACTTGGTATCTAGCTTTTCAGTAGCAACAGATTCAAGAATAGTTTGGGCGATAGAACGCTTCTTACCTTCCAGACCTTCTAGAAGTTCGTTTAGCTTCTTCTCACGACGGAGGGTATCTAGTTCTTTCTTAGACTCTTCTAGTTCGTCAAATACAGAGATGTCAGCAGAACCAAATAGCTTTTCGTATGTGCCTTTGAAAGACTCAAACATCTGCATGACAAACTCATGCTTCTTAGCCATTTCGATATCTTCTTTTAGCTCTTCTAGTTCTTCTGCGATAGACTCAGCAACTAGAACACGCATACGCTCGTCTTGAGCTTCTGTGTATGATTCTTTGAATTGCTGTAGCTTATCGGCATACTGAACTTCTAGAGTACGAGCATGAACGATCTCTTCAGAAATAGACTGAATCTCTTCAGTGACAGCTTCTTCGATAAGTTCCATCATAGAAGAAGTGATTTCAGCTTTTTCTTCTACTAGCTTGGCTTCGTATGCTTCTTTTAGTTCAGCTTCTTTAGCTTCAACAGCAGTGGCGAAAGCTTCCTGAACAACTTGTTTTGTTTCTTCGTTGAGAACAGAGTTCTCGAACAGTGCTTTAAGATCCATTGAAATCTCCTGAGATTTATATAACGTCAAATTTATTTATATGAAAAGTTCATTTCACTTTGCGTTTCAACTTGTGAATCACTTCCGCAAAATGTTTTCGATAAACTTCTTCATTTCCATCTGGAAATATTTTTGGGCCATATCGTCGTTGATAACAGCTTCAGCAAGATCAGTAACAATGTCACCGCGCTTATACATCTGAAGTTGTTCCATCACTGTTTCTGGGTAAGCGTTAATAGCAGACGGTTGGCTGACAACATCAACAGTGACGAAATTGAAGTTGGATACTCGACCAGTGCTTTCATTCACTTGCCCTGATCCACGAGAGGAAACCCCGACATTGATACCAGAGTCTACTAGAGCCTTTAGGATTTGGCCTTTAGGAACAGATTCAAGAATTTCGGCTTTGCACCAAACGTCATTGCCGTTCATTCTTGCTTCAACGAGCTTAATTGCCACTTCATCAAGCTTGATTTCGAGATGAGACGGATGATCCAAACTTCCTAAAATATGTCTAGCCAACTTGGCAGATTCGTTG